AACTAACTAACCGGGTAGGTGGAACAGGTAACATACAAAGCCACGCTGCTATACTAAGGCAAAAAGCCCTGCAAAGAAAACTAATAGAAGTGGGTTACGATATGGCAAAGGTTGGGTACGATGATAATAAAGACTGCTTTGATGCTATTGATGAAGCAGAGGGTAAGGTTAAGAGCATATCGGTTTCCTTAGTATCGGCAAAAGATAACCTAAAGACTTTTAAGGATTTAATAGGTGAGGAAGCTAAAGCATTTGAGGAAATGGCAAGCGGTAAAAACTTAGGGGTATCGGTAAACATAAGCGCATTAGACCAACACACCAACGGTTGGCAGAAAGGAAATTTGATTATAATTGCTGCGAGACCGAGTATGGGTAAGTCAGTCCTGGCACTTAACAACGCAAAAGAAGCCGCAAAGAACAACCAACCAACAGCGTTCTTTAGTCTTGAAATGAGTAGTGTAGAACTTATGCAGAGGTTGGTAGCCGATGAAGCAAACATAGAATTTAGCAAAGTTCAAAAAGCAAAAACAACAGAAGCGGAAAGGCAGAGCATAAACATAGCACTGGGTAGAATTGAAAATTTACCCCTTTATATTGACGATAGCGCACAAACTACTGTATTGGGGATATGGAACAAAGCTGCTAAGATTAAAAGCGAATACGGGCTTGGTTTGATTGTTATTGATTATATCCAACTAATTAGCGCACCCGAAATGGGAAGCTACGCCGATGCCAATGCAAGGGTAAGCCATATAACCCGCAACCTAAAACTAATGGCAAAGGAGTTGCACGTGCCTGTTATAGCACTAAGCCAACTTAGTAGAGATGTAGAGAAACGAGGGGGACAAAAACGCCCTGTACTATCTGACCTGCGTGATAGCGGAAGTATAGAACAAGATGCTGATGTTGTTGTATTCCCCTGGCGACCAAGTTACTATAACATTACTCACGATGGAAGCGGCTTTGAATATACCGAAGACTATGCAGAGTTAATATTTGCCAAACATAGGAACGGGGTATTAGGCTCTATACGTTTATCTTTTAACGGGGGTAAGCAGAGGTTTGCCGACTACCAAGAGAACAGGCAAGTTAAAGATTTTACCGAGCCACTAAAAGCTAATACTAACTTTGATGATAACCCATTTTAATGGACTTAAAGAAAGAAATACCCGCATTTGTCGGAACGATTGTAAAGGGCAGAGGCGAACTGCTAAGACAAAAAATTGGCAACACGTCCGACCTAACCACGATAAAGCATGAGCAGCTAAAAAAAGACTATGACTACGCAATGTCAATCAATACCAGTGAAAACGGTTGGATAAACTTCTTGAGAAAAAATGAAGCCACGGTTAGATACTTAATGATTTGCAACAAAGCCAAAAAATCAGTAGAACAAAGGCTGTTTTACATTATTTTAGAGATTAATAAAACAAGGTAAGGTATGAGAGTATTAAGTTTGTTTGATGGAATGTCGTGCGGAAGATTAGCCTTAGCAGATGCGGGAATTAATGTAACAGAATACCACGCAAGCGAGATAGACCAACACGCTATAAAAGTAACAAAAGCTAATTGGCCCGACACCGTACAACTGGGCAGCGTAGTAAATGTAACCGTAAATCAACACTACGACTTATTAATTGGTGGAAGCCCTTGTCAGTCGTTTAGTTTTGCGGGCAAGCGAAAAGGTATGGCTACTAAAGATGAGCAAGAAATATTAACACTATCTCATTACTTACAACTAAAAGCCGATGGATATGAGTTTGAGGGGCAAAGTTACTTGTTTTGGGAGTATGTACGCATACTGCAAGAGTGTAAAGAAATCAACCCAAACATAAAATTTCTTTTAGAAAATGTGTTGATGTCTGAAAAATGGGAAAGGGTTATAACGCAAACAATGGGAGTAAAGCCAATACAGATAAACAGCGCATTGGTTTCCGCACAAAACAGAAATAGGTTATACTGGACAAACATAGGCCTGCAACCACAGGGCTTATTTGGTTTTGAAGAAAGCATAATACCCCAACCCGCCGACCGTGGCATACTGCTAAAAGACATACTGCAAACCAACGTACCCGAAAAGTATTATTTGAGCGATAAAATGCTGAATTACCTGCACACCCGCAAAGACAATTTTAACGGGGGAAAAATCAACTTTAAACACCAAAACGACAAAGGCAGTTGCCTTAACGCAAGCAACGGTTTAGATATAAGCGATAATATTATTGTAGATGGGTTTATTAACGGCACCATACTTAATGGCGAATTTAAAGAGCGTACAGATGGGAAAAGTCTAAACATAGATGCCAACTACCACAAAGGGCACGATAACCACGGAGCGCGAACCGTAATACAAATAAACCGCAATACCGAAAGCGGGGGGCAGCAGCCCTATCAGCAAAACAGAGTATATAGCCCCGATGGAATAAGCCCGGCCTTTATGGCACAAATGAGTTGCGGCAGCTATGCTATTATAGAAGATGCCCAATGTGTTGCAATTCGTGGTGGAGCTGCTATACTTACACCAAAGCGTACAGAGTATGGCAAACAGGTGCGTAAGGCATACGAGGCTGGCGAATTAAAAACAGAGCGTAAAAATATACAGCAGTTAGAACCCCGCAACGATGGCAAAACCAATACCCTAACCAGTGTGCAAAAAGATAATTTGGTAATGCTCAATGAAAATCAAAAAAACAAATTTAAACCCAATGTAAATACTGATAAAGCCAATACACTAACATTGGCACAAGGCCGTATGGGCAGCTCAAGCGAGTATATGGATAGTGTAAGTAAAATATATGCTTTAACAAGCCGCATACGCCGCCTAACCCCTACCGAGTGCGAACGATTGCAAACCGTACCCGATGGCTACACAGCCCACGTTAGCGATACTCAACGCTATAAAATGCTTGGCAACGGGTGGACTATAAAAGTAATATCACATATCTTTAGTTACATTCTAACCCCCTAACCACCAAGCGATTAAGTCAAAAGCGAAAATGATGTTTGGAGGTGGTAGTAAAAAGTGGTAATATCGCAATATGAAAGAAAGCGTAAAAGTATCAAAGGACTTGTTAACCCAAATAAAGGAACGCAAGAAAGCAACCGGCATAACCATAACCGCATTTGTGGAGCAAGCTATTCAGGACAAACTTAAAACCAAGTAACAACACTAACAAAGTTTTAACAATGCAACCACACATAATTAACTACCATAAAGCATTAGGCTATATTCCTGGCACTTGGATAGCCTGTGAGGTATGTTTTGCTACATCGGTAGATATACACCACATAATACCCCGCAGCAAGTTTGGTAGCAAGAGAAAAGCAGAACAAGACCACGTTAGTAATCTGGTTGCATTATGCCGGCTATGTCATAACTTAGCGCACGATAATGTAATTACCAAAGAACAACTGCAAACTATTGTGAGTAAACGCATATCTTTGTAATAATGACACGACAATCCCTGTTAGAACATATTGCTAAAGACAAAGACGTTAAAGCAGCGTGTATTAATATTTGCAAGGGATTAGATGGCAAAGAGTTCTATCAGCATATAATGTTAAAGATATGCGAGATAAATGAGCAAAGACTGTTAGAGATATACGCTAATGGTTATTTACGTTGGTACATTGTTAAAATAATAATGAACGAGGGCAGCGAGTGGTTAACAACCTCAAAAAAGGTAGAGTACCTATCCGAAGCCCACGATGTAATATGTGATGAGTATAACTTTGATTTAGATGTTGAGGTTAGCCGGGTAGAGGGTAACATTAACAACTTGCCTAACTTTGAAAAGCGAATGTTATTAGAGTACATTAAGTCTGGGAGTTACCGCAAGCTATCAGAGGAAACCAACATACCATACCGCACAATAGGCAACCACATTAAACGGATTAAAGACAAACTGAAATGAAAGTATTAGGAGTAGAGTTAAGCAAGTCAGGGAGTAACTACTATCGGTTAGAGATGCCATATCAGCACCTAACTCAAACAACCGATATAGAATACGGGAGATGTAATACTATCAACGGTATGCCTAACGAGGTACTGCAACAGTTTGATGCGGTAATCTTTTCAAGGGAGTTTGAACACCACAACGACATCAACAACATAAAGCTAATAGCCAACCAACTGCATAGCCTGGGGGTTAAGATTATAGTTGACATTGATGACTACTGGGTACTATCTACCTTTCACGTCCTTAAACAACAATATAAGATACACGGTGTAGCTGAAAAGATTATTGAGAGCATTAAGTATGCCGACCTTGTAACAACCACAAACACACTTTTAGCTGAAAAGATAAGCAAGCTGAACGATAATGTAGAGGTATTACCCAACGCTATCTATCCCGAAATATACCCGCAGTTCCAACCTAACTACGTGCCAGGGGATAAGTACCGAATAGGTTATATGGGTGGCGTATGCCATTGGGAAGACGTTGTATTAATGGCAGAGGGATTTAAACAGCTACACACTGACAAAGACTTGCAAGGTAGGTTTACCGTTAAGCTGTTTGGATATAACGATGAGAGTCCAGAGTACGGAAGATTTGAGCAAGTGTTTACGGACAGGGGTAGGGGTAAAGATTATGAGAGGGTATATGCTACCGATGTTTATAACTATGCTTTAGGGTATAACCACTTAGAAGCTTGTATCGTTCCGCTAAACGATAACACCTTTAACAACTGCAAAAGTGAGTTAAAAATGATTGAAGCGGGTTTTATGAATAAGGCTTGTATAGTATCTGATATTAAACCCTATACCGACTTAATAAAAAATGGTGTAAATTGCATTGCTATTGATAAGAATAAAAACCACAAAGATTGGTACAAGGCTATGCGCAAGCTGATTAACGAGCCTGACTATGGAAAGTATTTAGCCGACAACCTAAGCAAAGAAGTAAAAGAAAGATATCACATATCAGTAGTAAACAAAAAAAGGTACAACTTATTAAAGGCTTTATAATGGAATTAGGCTCAACATACTGGAGTGTGTTTAACGACAATGGTAAACGCAAAGCACGTAGGCACGTATGGGATAACCACCCTATTGATGTACTGAACAAGAGCCAAAACAACGTCTTTAAAACAAAAGAAGAAGCCGAAATCTATATAGTTAAAACAAGTTACGAAATAGCAAAATGAAAATAGGTATAGGCATAACGACAAGAAACCGTAAAGAGGTTTACCAAACTTGCATAAAGCACGTAGCCCAATATACATCTGACTATGTACTTGCTATCTATGAAGACTGCAGCGATGTACCCTATACCGATAACTGCGGAACAGAACGTATAGGGGTAGCAAAGGCAAAAAACAAATGCCTTAAATATCTTTATGAGCAAGGGTGTACACATATCTTTCTATTTGATGATGACTGTTTTCCTAAAGACTATAACTGGACTGACAAGTTTATTAATAGTGGCTACCCTCACCTTAACTTTATACCGATAAAAGGGTTAGAGGTTAAGATATTAGATACCATTGGAAACGTAATAGTAACCGATAGTGTGTTTGGTTGCCTTTTATACTTTGATGTTGAACGACTTGGAGAGGTTTACTTTAATGAACAGTTTGAGATATACGGATATGAACATTGCGAACTAACGGAACGCATATACCGAACGGGTAAGCAAGAACATAAATACATATCTTTGGCAGACGTAACAGATTACATATACGCTTACGATTACCATATGAAGTGGGCTAACGAATTGCCAGAACACCACAATAGCGAAACAGCATTCAGAAGTAGCATAGATGCTGATGAGTACAAAGCATTAGTAGAAGCTAACGAAAAGATTTACCATAAACTAATATGAAGATTACAGCAGTAACAATGGGAATGGATGAGCAGAATTACAAGTATGCTCAAGGTGCAGCCGCAAGGGTTGAAAGGTTTACCGGGCTAAAGCCCAACATAGTAAGTGAGTACTATAGCGATAGGCAGTTCACTGAAAAGTTTACAGCTATATGTCATAACAAGCTATTCTTTTTTGATATGTTTCCTGATGCCGAAATGATATTTTACTTTGATAACGATTGGTGCCTGAACAAACCGATAGATTTTAGCCTAATAAAAGAGGATAAGTTTAATGCGGTACGTGATAGATACTGGGCAGAGTTTTTACAAGTGCATTGCCGCAATATGGGAGTTGACATAAACAAATATTTCAATGCGGGCTTTTGGGTGGTACATCGTAACTTTAAATGGATATTTGACAAGGCTAAAAACATTTACCCATATAGTGCGTTCTTAGACCAGGATAGTATAAACAAGGTTATAAATGAGCATAGCACATCACTAATGAACATTCTGCCTGATGATTGGAACGTATTAGACTACCACCACTCAATAGGTAACTACAACGATTACACAGCCATACACAACAAGTCAGCATTTGAAATACATAAATTAGATGGAACTACTTATTAACATAATCGGTTTTGCCTGTATAGGTATAGTCGTTTCAATGCAGATGGCTCACGCTAACCAATGGCTAAAGGATATAATAGGTTACTACCTTATACCCTACCCATTACGCTGTAACAAGTGCTTAACCTTTTGGAGTTGCCTGGCATACCAACTAACAACCGTTAACCCAATTAACGCAATACTAACCGCAGCAATAGCAGCAGTATTATCAATTGTAATCTATAACCGCTTATGACACAAGAAACATTTAACCAACTAAAGACGTTTAAGCACATTTGGGAGTTTTACTACTCTAACTTTTATGTAACAGCAAACCACGATTTAAACGGGTTAGCTGAATGGCTAAAAACAAACACAGGCTTTTCAACCGATATGAGTTGCAACGCTTGTAAAGAACAAGTAATAAGAATGGGTAGAAACCTATACGAAGAAAACCAAAAGCAATATGGCAACCGAAGAAAGTAATCAATTAGATAACGATAGGAGAGAGATATTTGCATTGGAGTATTGTTCCTTGTTAAATGGAACACAAGCAGCAATAAGGGCGGGATATGCGAAAAATAGTGCACACGTTGCTGGAAATAGATTGCTAAGAAATGATAAGGTTCTTACGCGTGTGTGTGAACTAATGCAAGAAAGAGCTGATAATTTAAAGTTAGATGCAAGTTTTGTTTTAAAGGGGTTTGTTGATGTTTTTAACAGATGTATGGAAAGCACTCCTGTTATGATTTGGGATAGCGATAGAAAAGAAATGGTTCAGGAAATAAACGAAATAGGGATTGGGGTTTATAAGTTTGATAGCATTGGTGCTTTAAAGGCATTAGAAATGATTGGTAAGCATCTTAAAATGTTTACCGATAAGCAAGAAATAAAACACGAGGGAGAAGTAAAGATAACTTTAAACTTAGACTAATGAGGTTTTACAAAGGAGATATAGTAGAACTACTGCAAGGAGATAACATAGGCAACAGG